GGAAGTTGTTAAACGCTACCTGATCTGTACCGATAGACGAGTTATCACCTGTAGGCGCTGATCCTTGTGTATTGATAGCTGGCTGTGGCACAAAGACGTTCTTAGACCCTGCTGACCAGTTGACCAATGCATTGCTGTTACTTGAGGATAAGACCTGTGTACGGGCTAGGGTTGTGCCGCTAGTAGCATACGTGCCAATGCCCACCTCAAAATTCGTTCCGTCTGTGATCGTGTAGTACGTGGTGTTACCGTTACCTATGCCGGTAAAGTCCTGATAGCCAGCAACAGCCGCGCCCAGTGTAAATGTACCTGTGCCTGTAGTGGTGCTGGTTACTAATACGCGATCACGAAGAACGAATGTCATAATTAGAATTTATTAAGGAATGAACTCAGACATACGCCGAGACCTAATGGCTGACCGGGATTCGTGGAGATTTTTTGGCCTAAACTTCTACCCGGCATAAAGTTAATTTCACCATTAGGAGTTAATACGCCACCAGAATATGCGTTATTAATTGTATAAACTAGGCTATACGTAGACACTACTCCAGCGGATGATACTTTTTGACCAACAAAAGCACTGTACGGTACAAAGTGAATGTCACCGTTAGGAGCTAACACACCACCAGAGTAAGCCCCATCTAATAATGTGTAAGCTAAAGAGTACGTAGAAACAACACCTGCGGAAGATATTTTTTGGCCTACTGCTGCCCTTCGAGGAACAAAATGAATATCCCCGTTAGGAGCTAAAACGCCGCCAAGATAAGCAGTGATTGTTGTATAAACTAAAGAATAAGTTGAAACCACTTCAGCGGCAGATATTTTTTGTCCTCTTTCTGCTTGATTAGGAACAAAATGAATGTCTCCGTTAGCAGCAAGTACACCACCTGAATAAGCAGGAGAAGCAGTATAAACCAATGAGTACGTACTAACTACACCTAATGAAGATACTTTTTGACCTACAGGCGCTTCATAAGGAACAAAGTGAATATCTCCATTAGGCGCTAATACGCCACCAGCATAAGCGCCACCAGCATTTGTATAAATTAAAGAATAAGTAGAAACTACGCCTGACGCATTTATTTTCTGACCTCTTACTGCTTGATTAGGAACAAAATGAATGTCTCCATTAGAGGCCAATACCCCGCCCCAATAAGCAGATGCTGTTGTATAAATTAATGAGTACGTAGAGACAACGCCAGCAGCAGATATTTTTTGGCCTCTTACTGCATTATTTGGAATAAAGTGAACATCACCATTAGGCGCTAAAACGCCGCCTTGATATGCTTGGGCTGCCGTATAAACCAGTGAGTAGGTACTAACAACTCCATTAGTACTATTATTCCCAAACAACGCACCGCCTGTTACACCACTCTGTAGCGCAGCCTGAAACGCTGAGAACCCTGATAGATCAGTACCTATAGACGAGTTATCACAGTTAGGCACACCACCCGCTGTAGCCGTTGATGGATAACCTACGATCACATCCTTAGTGCCCGCAGCAAAGTTTACTAGCGCATCACTGTTACTGGATTCAAAGACCTGTGTACGTGAGAGAGTCGTGCCAGATAAGGTAAACGTCCCCTGACCCACTTCAAAGTCCGTTGCGTCAGAGATCACATAGTAAGTCTGCTGACCGTCGCCAATGACCGAGAAACTCTGAAAAGTAGTTGCTGCGGAGCCAAGCGTAATCGTACCCGTACCAGTTGTCGTGGTCGTGGTCTTAACTCGGTCTTTGAGAACTAATGCCATTGTTTAGCTCACGTTTCCAGTAACTACACAGGTCGTGCCAGTAACAAACAGGATGTTAGCCATGCCTCTTGTGGCAATGCTGATTGTGGCCTTATCTGTATCTGTACCAGCAATATAAGCAGTAGTGATCGTCATGGTCATTGTGATAGCGCCACTCGTATTGTTGAAGATAATGATGGCATCACCTGTGGCAAAGGTGGAGTTAGGAACAATAATAGAACCGCCCGAACCAACTTCAATGAGTTCACCAACATCGCCAGTTAGTAATGTGTAACTAGCTGTTTTAGCAGCACCAGACTGAGGAATGTTTAGGTAGCCAAGGGAGAAAGTGCCAGAAGGATAAGTAGCGTTAGTGGTTCCTGTCAGAGTTCTTGTATAGGCAAAGTTACCAGAGCCTGTCACAGTCATAGCCGCATTGTTTGCTACGCCTGTACCACCGTTGGCTGCTGCCAATGTTCCCGCAAGGGTAATAGTGCCAGCACTTGTAACTGGTCCACCGCTTGCGGTCAGTCCAGTTGTGCCGCCTGATACATCAACGCTAGTGACAGAGCCAGCCCCTGGTCCTGTGAACGCAATTTGAATCGATCCAGCGCCTGGCGTAATGGTCACACCAGAGCCTGCCGTCAAAGATGCCTTAGTCAGCGTGTTGCCTGTGCTGTTACCAATCAGCAATTGACCATCGGTGTAGCTAGTCTGTCCAGTGCCGCCGTTGGCAACTGCCAATGTTCCAGTAACGCCAGTAGCTAATGCCACTCCTGATGCCGATCCTGTGCCGCCGTTAGCTACTGGCAGAATACCAGTAACGCCGGTGGTTAAGGGAAGTCCTGTGGCGTTGGTCAGCACAGCGACAGAGGGTGTACCCAAGGCAGGAGTCACCAATGTAGGTGAATTGGTAAACACCAAATTGCCTGTGCCGGTTTCATCGGTTACAGCGGCGGCTAAGTTTGCACTTGATGGCGTAGCCAAAAAGGTAGCCACGCCAGCACCAAGACCGCTGACACCTGTTGCAATTGGCAAGCCTGTGGCATTTGTCAATGTAGCTGATGTCGGTGTGCCAAGCACAGGTGTTACAAGTGTGGGGCTGGTAGACAATACATTGTTGCCAGAGCCTGTACTTGTACCGACACCAGTGCCACCCTTGGTCACCTTTAACAGTGGACCCGCATCAAACAGTGCATCGATTAAATCTAGGTCATTGTTGACCTTAGTACCCCAAGTGTTTGAGCTTGCACCTACCTCTGGCTTTGTCAGCAGTAGGTTGGTGGTGGTGGTATCTGCCATTTTTAATCCTTAACCAAAAGTTTTTGCGCGGGTTAAGAGCTTGCCGCCAGAGGTTGCGCCTCGGTCATCGGCCAACTGCAAATCACTTAACGCACGCTCATAGAGAGATGACCACACTGGAATTCTTGCATCGTCTAGCAAATATGGCGCTGCTTGCAAAAGCGAGCCATAGAGGTAAACATCAGGACTTGATGTTAAAAGAAAATTGGTGGCTACGCTTGTAGATAGCTTGTTGAGCTTTGCAAAATACACAATCTCTGATGCGTAAGATGCGTCTGGTGTCGGCACAAAACGAAACTCAGTGCCAATGACAGTAAAATACTTAGGCCGACCACTGCCAATGTCTATGGTTGACTGCTCATCCAAAGAGTCCATTGTCATAAACGTCAAAGGTGTGATTGGATTTGTACCAGTCAGCTTCAGAGTCCTAACTTCCAAGAAGTCAGCAGGCGTTGACTCAAACTCTGCATCAATCGTCAAAGTAGTTCGCGTGAGCATTTGGCGTGTACGCAACTGTCGCTCAATTTGAGCTTCGCTCAAAGAGATGAAGTCAGGAATTTGAGTCGTTAGATCAGTCCTGTTAAGCCAGTCTGCAATAGATGCCTTCAGCTCAGTGTATGTAGTAAGTGCCATTTAGACTGCCTCTTTTTCAAGCTCTTCTTTCATCACCCAAGTGTGGTCATGTTTGAATTCAAACGTGCCAATGTGTCCGATTTCTTTGGACACATCATGGTCAATATACACCTTAAAACCAAGCTCTTGAGCCTTCTTACAAAAGAACACATCCTCGCCCATGTAGCCGCGAGTACCTGTCTGCCAAGGCATATCAAACCAAGGCTCTGTCATGCCCTCAAAGACGTTGCGCTTGATCATCATGATGCCAGTGCCAACCGAGCCGATCTCTTCAAGTCCGGTTGATTCGGGCATGGTGTAGACAGGCTGGCGCTTGTCATTCTCATCATAGTTCTGCGCTGTGGGTCCTGTGGGCATTCTGCGCCGAGCGCAGTTAGCCGCCACAATGTCCACATCATGCGCCAGCAAACGCTGGATCATGTCTTGTGGAAATGTCATATCGGAGTCAATAAAAAGAATATGGCTACATCCCTCACGCATCGCATCAAGGCATAGGTCAGCACGTTGATTCTGAATCAGTGTGCCTTGAAGTATCTTGAGGCTGACAGCGTCAGTGGTGTTGAGTGTGTGGTACGCCACCAAATTGACCATGCAATAGGTGTAGTTGGTGTGAACCATGTCCCGCGCTGGGGTGCAGACTGCTACATAGTTCATACCTGACCTGGCCTTACTCTAAAAAATCTGTTGTCAAAATCGTTTAACCATTTTTTCATGTAAGCCTGATCATCCAACTTTCCCTCTGCTTTCAACTGAAAGTAAACAGACTCAGGAATGCTGGCAACGTGATGCCATTCGCCCTTCCAGTTCGCCTTGTTATCAGTGGCGGCAAAGTCTCGCTTGTTGGCCTCAATGACAGCAGTCATGTCCTGCGTTGTCTGAATCGTTGCCTCATCAGTGCCCTCGTTGTAGTGCCAAGTGCGGGTGATCCCTTTGTCGGGGCTTGCATCAAAAAATCGTTTTTCCATATAAGTAAGGGGAGGATTTCTCCTCCCCTTTTTCCTCTCAGTTGATTAAGAAGTGATCAAGTCTGCACACAGACCATGAGCGTTTTCAGCCGTGACTTTATGGCCGTACTCGATGAGCAGCATACGCTTTTCGGCATCACCGGTCTTTGCCAACTCGACTTGCTGGTAAGGACGCAGGACAACCATCTTTGCGTACTCAGGATCAAGCACCCAGCCATCACGCTCGCGTTGAAATCTGTTCGCAATTACGGCCACGTTGCCAAAGTCGCTGACGTAGATGTCAACTGCACCGATCAACACGGCAGGCTTTTCGCCGCCGTTGATGTTGAAACGTGAAGATGCAATGCCAGAAAAGCCGGAAACACGTTGCTTATTGACAGGACCAACCATCAGAATCTTAGGATTGCCGCCAGACGACCATACTTTTTGAATCACACTCTTGAGAATGGTTTCAGTGAAAGTACGCACGTTGCCGTCAGTACGCGCACTGTTTGGCAGTGTGCTGTAGCTAGGGTCAGTGCCGTTGGTTTGCTTGTCGGTGTTTGTCTTAACAAAAGCCTGCAAAGAGGCAGTCACGCGAGCAGTTGTGGTGTTACCTGCAACAGCAATACCGCCATTCAAGAAAATGAATTCTTGATCGCGCTTCAACTCAGAGCCGCGCTTGGCGATCTGATAGGCCAACTCAGAACGGCGACCAGCCTTGTTAACAACTTCTTCAGTGTTCGACAAGACAATAGTCTTGCGTGAAATCTGAGCGTAGTTAGTCAAACGAACAGTTGCGACAACAGCGTCAAAAGAACCGACATCATCACCTTCCAACTGAGCATTTGCGGCTGCATCTGCCAATGTGTCGGTCTGCCATTCAAACAAAGTATTGCTGATGGTTTCGCGGCCAATGTTGGATTGGTACGGCGTTTCTTCCGGTGCTATGTTATATATAACATTACTCAAATCTTCCCGAATACCCTTTGCAGAGTATGTGGTGAACGTGTTACTTACGATAGTCATGATTTATTCCTTATTTCAAAAGTTGAAAGATTGCATTAGCCGCGTCATCGACACGGCCAGTTTTAGCGACGCGCTGTTGTGCTCGAACCACTTCAGTTGAATTTGAGACTCTTCCCGCTGCACCAGGCTTGGCAGGTCGAGGGCCGTTGTTTGTCACTGGCTTAATGTTGCCCCTCTTGGACATCATCTGATCGTAGAGTGCCGCTTTACGCAACATCAAAACCGCCCTGTGATCCACCACATTCTTCAGCTCGTCTGGCGTGAATCCGATCTTTTGACCAAATTCAAGAAGCAAAGCCTTTTCAGCTTGAGCCTTTTTAGCGTCTTTCCAGTCCGGAATGGCCGCCAACAAAGCCTCCTGCTCATGCTGCAATTTCTGCTGCATGAACTGTGCTTGCTCCTGCTGAGACAACTGACTTAGCCGCTGCTGTTCGCTTTGAATAGCCGCCGCCTTATCTTGGTTGTCTCGCATAACCTCGCGCTGCCGTACCCATTCGAGGGGGTCTTCGTTATAAAGACGATCCCAGTCGATGTTTGGCTGCGCCGCTTGCTGAACCTGTGCTTCCAACGCACTCAACAACTGAGCGTACTGTTCTCGCTCGGCACGCACTGCCTGCAACTCACCCTCGGTCTGCTTTCGCACCTCGGAAATTTGCTGCGTTTTGCGTGTGTAATCCTGAGTCCTTGAATATCCCTTTTGAAGCTCCTCCAGCGTCACATCGACCTCTTTGCCGTCAACTCGGACGGTGAAGACTTGTGACTGTTCTTGCTCCTCGGTTTCTTCATCCAACTCGGATTGTTCGGTATCTGTTTCGTTATCAGCCGCGTCTGCGTCTGCTAATAACTCCTCATCTACCGCCGCGCCCTCGTCGGGCAACTGCGCCTCGCGATCTTGCTGTTGTCCCTCATCGGGCAGCAATCCCTCAAGCACATTGGCTGCTTCAGCCATATTCATTGGACCTTGTACTGCACTGCCTGATGGCGTTGGTGCTACTGTCTGCATGGTCTATTTTCCTATTTAAACAAGATTCTTGGATGCGCGCTCAATGGCGCGTTGCGCTACCTTGCCGTTGTCAATCATTTTTGCCATCTCATTTCTGAAATTTTCTATGGCACGCAACTGCGCCCAAATAATTTCACGCTTGGCAGCCTCTTCGGGTTTGCTGTTCTCAAACTCCCAGTGCAAATCTCCACGCATCTTTTCCAAGGCCGTTGAAAATACCTCGTCCTGCATAAACTGCTCGGACCTACGACCTTTTTTTACCTGTTCTTCGTTCATTGAACCATTCCATTAGGGTTGATGGTGGGTGGCACTTGCGCTACTGGCGGTGCTTGCACTTGACTTGCGGCTTGCACCGCATTCTGTACAAGCGCCGTCTGCTGGCGCATTGCCTCTCTGTCCATAGCCTGCCGAGCGTCAATCTCAGCAGTGCTAATCTGTGTGCCGTACTTTAACTCTAATTCGTACTTCTTGAGCAGTAAGTCCTGCGCCAGTTGATCTCTTCGGTAATCATCATCCCTGAGCATCTTCTCGCGTTGCAATTCCAGCTCTGCCGCTTTCTTTTGGATGTCGGCTTGGATAGACTGCGCCTGCACTTGCGCCAGCACCTCTTCGGGTGTCGGCTTGGGTTGCTCTTGCGGCATCTGAAAGTCAGCAGGCAACGTATTGAAGTAGCTGGATGCGTCCTTGTAGCCAGACAACTCAATAGCTTTTTGCAGTGTTCGGATGTACATCGGCAATGAGGCAATCTGATTCATGGGTCCAAACTGCGCCATGAGTTGCTCTTGCTTTTGCATAATGATATTAAGTGCCGCCAACTTCTCGTTAGTGTCGCCATTACCCAAACCAATATTGACGTTGACATCCATGCTGGCATCCCAAACGCGGGGGTCGATCTGCACCCACTCGTTACGCAAACGCACCATTCGGGGCTTGTCTTGATGAGTGGTCATCAAATACAAAATACCCTTAAAGAGCTTCTTCATGCCCTCAGCCAATATGCGTGCTTGCAGCTCAAGTCGAGACTGGCTGGCGCTGACAGTGGCGGCAACCGCCGCTTTGGTAGTGGACTGCAACGCATCAGGGTCTAATCCCATGGCTGCCTTGCTCATGCCGGTGCGGTCTTCACGCATCTGATCCATGTATTCGAGCATGGGGAATGCGGCTTGTCCAACGAATGGGGAACTGAACGCCTGCACCATGCCTGGCGCTCTCATGCGGATAATCGCCCCAGTCTCGTTGTTCAGCACATCGTCAATATTGACCTGACCTTCGACAATTGCGGTACGCGGGTGTATTGACTGCGCCAGCGAATCCAGCGTATTTCGCATGATTTCGGACTTGATCTCTTGAATGTCCCGCGTTATGTCAAAGATCGACATCGCCTCTAGTGGTGATGTGTGTGGCTCTGGATCGCAAGGGAAGTCCACAAATGGGATGTAGCTGGCTGGCAGATTACGCACCATTGTGTAGCCCGAACCCATGCAACAAATCTTGCGTAACTCAGGTATGCCGTCACCATCAAAGTCAATCCGCATATACGCTTCAACGTACAGAACCCGCTGTTGCATAGGATTCATACTGTCACCAGCGCCCATGCTGGTGCTTAAAGGCTGACGCGCTAAATACTCGTCATTGCTGTCTAGGTCGGTGCTGGAGATGTTCTCTTCGATCTCGTCTTGGTCATAACCCATGCCAATCAAGTCAGAGACTGTCGCCATCTGTCGGTGGGCAATGATGCCAGCATCATCAAACGATCTCGCCCTGCGATCTAACAACAATTCTTCGGGGGGTACGGCCATGATGCGGATACGGCCATCCTTGGTATTACGCTTGACCTGTACGTCATGCAACATCGGTTGCGGCATCTGCATCGGCAGTCCGGTGGCAGGGTCTACCTGTGGTTGCATCATCTGCATCGGCATAGATGGGTCAGGGTAGCTGGTCACAATCTTGACCTCGGCATCCTCTTGCATCAAAATTTGGATAGTCTGGTCATCTAACCCCGAATATTGGTCAATCTTGACCTCTTCGACATCCTCCCAGTAGTACTTGGCAATGCCGCACTTACGCACCAAGGAGTCCTTAAACAACGCATAAGTGGTCATAAAACCATTGTTGTCGTTGCTGAATATGTAGTTAGCGTAGTCAGTTGCCTGCTGTGCGCCAGCTACATCCTCGGGTCCACGCGGCACATACTCAACCACATTCTCAGAACTGAAGAATACTTTCATCAGGCTTGGCAACATGGCGCTGACAGTGTCGCGCACCTCCATCGCCACCACCTGGCTGCGGCCATCTTCCTCGTTACCAAAAGGGTCACCGCGGTAATACTCAGTACCCTTGGCGCGGATGGGTGAAACATCAGAATCAATATAACTGACAGCGTCCTCCAGCTCGGCGGCAATAATGCCTTGCAATTCGGTGTCGTCCATTGGCTTAATCGTGTCCATCATGTCAATTGGCATATTCATATCGTTAATCATTTTTTCGCCTTGTTTCGTGCTGAAATACTTTTTGCCTTCGCCTTGGCGTCTGCCTTACTTGAAGCACCCCAAGCCTTCAAACTCAACAGCAAGCGCGTTGGCTCGCCGTCTTTCATCTCTGGGCCTGGCATATTGCCCATTCTCGCAAGGAATGATGCCCTGCGCGGATTGTCACCACTCTTGACAGGCGCTTTGAGATCCATGCCCTCGGCCTTGGCGCTGGCGCGTCCCTTGGCATTCAAGCCGCCAGATGCGCTTTTACCCTCTTTACGCTGCCATGCCGGTGTTTTCATGTAGTGCTCGCTTAAGTGTTAAACCATTGTTTGGCATAGTGTGGCCTGTTCTTCAATATCCAAGGCACTGCCGCCCGAGTCAACTGATTTCCATCCAAACCAATAGTCTGGCTACCAATGTGGTGGACATACGATCTTGACAAGTAATGGTGGAAACCCGCCGCCCTCAAATCCTCACAATGCACATCATCAGAGTACCAGTTAAGTGGTGGGAACTTAAAGCACTCCCACGCATCCCTACCAATCCAACCAAATATGGGACTAAGCACCTCCATCGGCACAATAGCGTCTTCATATGGATACCTGAAGTAATGCAACTGCTGATCAAAGGGATTGCTGCGAATGTTCTGCACAGCTCGCGCCGCATCGCACCGCGCAGACACCCAGCCCACTGGCTCGCCAGTTTCCTCTTTCAACTGCTGCACATCCTCCATCAAGTATTGATAGCTGGTGGGGGTCAAGACAATGTCGTCATTGGCGCAGATCACAGACTCAAACCCATCAGCAAATGCCTTGTCCATGATCTCGTTGTAGGCATCGCCAAAATTACTGGACTTATTAAAGACTTTCAAGTCAGCGTCAAAACCGCCAATAATGGACTCTGGACCGCGCAAATAGACAGGCACTTCGGGACAATACTCGGCAATGCTTGTGAGCATCACCCGCAAACCTTTGCCCTGTAATGTGCTGATGCAAATCGGTGAGATCACTTCTTTGGCTTTGGCTTCTTTGCAGTCTTGGCCGCCAGCTTGAAGTCAGCAGCAGACGGCGCGGCCTTGGAGCCGACCTTGTTCATCTTCTCGCCAGAGCCAGCCGCGATACGCGCCTGTTTTGCATTAATATTTGAGTAGAGTCCAGGTTTAGTTTTCATTTTCTCTTCCCAATCTTAATAACCAGCATGGGCATCTCTTCGCCTTCCATGGCACTATTCTCGCCAGCCTCGTAATCTTCGCCCTCATCGCCCTCGGCCACCCAAGCATCACAGGTGCGACTAGCAGCACACTTAAAGTCAAATATCTCGCAGTAACCTAAGTCAGCCTTCTCAATAAACTCCTCGGCATCGCCCTCATCCCCAATGCCCTTCTCTATACACTCAAGCATCGACTCGTCCTGATTAAAAGCCGCGCAGTTACCGCACCGGCTAGTCTTGGCCTCTTCAATACTCACCTCCCACTCGTCTGCCTTGGCCTTCCAAAAAGCAGTATTGGGCAAATCAGGATTCTCAGGACCATAGTCGGCAGAGTCAATCGCCTTGCCGCGATTCTTCAGGTTAATAGTAATGTCCTGAGTGGCAGGCGGGCAACTCTCATCGCCCTCCTCGTCACCCATCAACTGGTCAATGGTTTGCTTAATAGTTGCCATTACTTCATCCCCTTGGACTTCATATTCTTAGCAGTACGGCTGCCCTTAACCGGCATCTTGGACATCGGCATGACCAAAGCCATAGGCATAGCCTGCTTTGAACCCTTTGCCATCTTGCCGCCCATCGCCTTACCACCAGTCTTGCCCGTCTTTTTCATCATCATGATTTCACTCCTTTAAAGAATTAACGAATTATGCAACCCTTGAGAGCTTCCTACGCAACGGCTGATTCCACTTAGTAGAAGAAGCAGAGCCATACATACCCACCACCGCATCAGACGCAAACGTCAAACAAAACGCATCGGCGCGGTCAGGACTAGCCAACCCACGCTTACGAATCTCATCCTTGCCCTCAATCTGAATCTTGCCCGAACTCGTAAAAGAGTAACGGCAAGTCGCCAACTCAGCCACTAACGCCTCATCTTTGGGCATCGTACAGTCCCGCGACTCCAGCCAAGCCTTGGCCTTATGCCATAACTCAGCCTTCAAATTCCTGTAAGTATTCCCCATGGCCGGACTCTCAGACACATTAATCCCGCGAGCAGGCAGATTCAACTCTTTCAACCTGTCTACCACGCCAGCACCCAAACCAATTGAATCAACCAGTATCTCCTGTGGGCGCTCAGATGGCATCAATATCTCATACTCAGCAACAACAGCACCAGTCAACTGCATCAAGTCCAAATTCTTCCAAGTCTTAATAGACTCCAAGACAGCATTCCCTTTGCGTTTGCAAAGTGCAGACCGGTCCGAGCCAAAACGCGCAACATCCAACCCCCACACCAATGGCGCGTGCTGGCTCGGCGCAACGTCCCGACTCATCGCCAACTCCAACAACTCCATAGGAATAACAGTATCGTCATCACTTCTAGGGAATTCCCCTAGTACGCGGATGCGATAAGCGTTGCTCTCCTCGCCATACCGCGCCTTCATCTCCTCTATATACGCCTCAGATACCCTTGGCGAGTCAACGCAACTCACCCGCATCGTGATCCAGTCGCTAGCGAGTCTGTTATGCGTATCAAAGAAGAATCCGCTACTCCTCACCGGATTACCCAGCAGTAACGTCACAGCGTTGTGGCCGGACATTGAGCCAGAGGCGGCCTCAAACACCTGTTCCGGTATGCCGCTAGCCTCATCTCCCACCAACATCACATTGTCTGAGTGAACCCCTTGCAACGCCTCGGGCTGCTCGGCGCGGGAAGTCCTAGCAGAGATAAACGCCTCGTTATTTGCATCCTTGACCTCAATCCTGTCCTGCTTCACCTCCAGCTGGTCAGCCAACATCGGCGGCAATACCTTTACCCAACGCTTAACTTCAGCAAACAACGCGTCATACAACTGGCTGCTAGTGGGCGCAGTCACCACCACCTTGACAGGAAACCTCAGAAACAAATACCAGATCATCGCCCAGGCACTGGCCGTAGACTTGCCCACACCATGTCCACTTCTCACACTTATGCGGCGGTTGCCCTTTGCGATGTGATTGAGGAACTCTATCTGCCATGGATCAGGCTGCGTGTTGAGCACCTCTCTGACAAACTTCACAGGGTTGTTTTTGTACAACGTGACGAATTCCACAAATGGGTTATTCGCCACCAAGTCATCAGAAATTTTTTTTGGGACGGCGGGTGGCGCAGTAAGGGGTAGGGGGGAGGGGTTAGGAATGCTCATGGCGATGCGCGTTTGGGTGCTGCATCAGCCGCCACCGCCGCCAGCAGCAAGGGGGGGCTAACCGCGCCAGCGCCAGCCAGCGCCGCCTGCTGGTGGCCTGTGGATAACTTATAAGCGTAAGTCATTGATTTATATACTTCCTTACAGATCGCTTACAATATCGGTTTAACACGATGTCCATTATGTTAACCCAGATGTGGATAACTCCGCTGTTTTTGCCTAATGCGTAGGCAACTTGCAGTTGTCCACAGGCCAGCGTGTACATCATTGGCTTTTTTCTGTGGATAAGTCGTCAACGATCTCGACATGGCGCAGTGCCGCCATGCGTAGGTCTTGCACGTTGATGTTGATCTGTTGCGCTTTTTGTAAGCCATAAGTTTTCTGATCCCATCGCTCGGCCAGCCACTGCCGCGTGCGGATGCGCTGGACATCGCGCTGCGTGCTGTCCTCCATGCCGTCTGCGATCTTTATCGTGTCACAAGCCATCAGATCGGCGGCGCGCACACGCGCGCGGGTAATCATAGCACTGTGATCGTTTTCCTCAATCCAATCGTCTAGCGCACGCTTGCTGATGCCCAGTTCGATGCAGATGTCGCCAATGCTTTTCCCTGACTCAACCATGCTGAAGATCATCTCCTCTGGCATCTCGTTGAGAAATGCGACATCGCCTCTTCGCTTTGGTGTCCCTGCCACGATTAATCCCTCTTTAAAGCTGTTTTAACGCGCTGGACTATGTCCAGTACCTTGTCGCGGATAAGTGCCGCAAATCGCCTGATTTCATCCATTTTTGAACCTCTCTGCTTGTTTGGAGTCAAATTTATATTCCATGGTGTCATTGTCGCTGAAAGTAAGGTCATCGACAAAGTCATCAAAGCCGGTTGCACCGCCAAGCTTAAATTCTGAAGTCGGTTTGAAACTGGTGAGCTGCGCCGTTGGACATAGCGCCTTAATCTTGATGACTTCCTGCATCCTTGGATCGGCTAACAGTGCTTCGATTTCCTGCATCGCCCAGATGTGGTGGTTGTATATTTCTTGTCGTGACTTCTGTATGGCCACGGCCTCGTTGACTGTTCGCACAATGACCATGGTCTGACCATTTTGCATTTCCCACTCGATTCTCGGTATGCCGACATCCGCTACCTCGCACTCATCTTCGGTTGCCAGTTGATCCAGCACTGCATACGCCCTGATCATCCCCGCCACGCTGGAATCGAACTTCGCCTGATCTTTAGCTGCCATCGCTTGGTGCAGTCTGGTGTTTTGCAGCCAGAATTTCTCCCTCACCTCACTGCTTACTAAAGTAGTCAGTCGGTTTTCTCCCCATTTCCTATCGCTGGCAGCTTTGACTGACTCTAATTCCACCAGCTTTGATTGAACGTGAATTGTCCAAGCGTCTGCCTTTGGACTTGGTGTCTCCACCACTGGATGCTGTCTTGCTGTCTTCTTTGTCGCCATTTCTTTTCTCCCTGTTTTAGTGCCACTTGGTAACATACAGTGGTAACAAACCTCCGAGTCTTAGACTCTCGGTTTGTTACTTGTTACCTGTACGGAACAAACAAGTTACGTTTGTTACCTGTTTGTTACCTGTTACATGTCTATTCATACAGCATCAAAATTCGTTGATTTGTGTTGCAACCAAACGTAATCGTCCCTAATATCTCCCTCACCTGACTTCTGCAGGTCATTCCTTGCGCGCTTCCATGCCATCTTGAATGAGGCTTTATCCTCATCAGTGCAACCCATTTTTGACCACAATTCCTGTCTCCACACCTCCAGCTTGATAGCGTGACGTTGTAAACCTTCTATGTACTTTGCTGACCCTTGCTCTTTAACCATCTTCTCCAAGCACTGCATCGCCAGTCGCTGATTCTTGCCACTGCCTGCATTACTCTTGCCTGCCTTTTTGGGTTGTTCGTTGACGGCTGAGTCGCTGGCCTGTACTGCCAAGCTGATGACTGGCTCGCTAAGTCCCAAGCCCGCCGGCTTGATATCCACCTCCACCATCTCAAAGCCAAATCTAGTCCCCTGCTCTCCATCTTTCATTTTGGTGATGGTGAGTACACCTTTAAGTTGATCCTCAAAGCGCAGCAGCTCCAGCTCTGTATCCACGGCTCCTAACAGGCTTGAACTGCCCCTCATACCTAGCTGTACGTTCTTCCCTGAGTGATGCAGCACCATCAAGGCGCAGTTAAGGAACTCTTGAATTTTGCCCATCGACACTACAAAGCCCATCATTTCGCCGCTGTCGTTCTCATTGCCGCCGCCAAAGGCGCGAGCCAATGTATCTACGATGGCTAACCTAAACTGCACGCCTGTCTCCTCTACTAACTGCACCACTGCCAGCATCAGCGCGTTGAAGTCTTCGGCGCTGGATCGTAGGTTTAATTGGTGTCTGACCACATAGATGGGTGCGCCGTCCTCGGTTTGGTGGTGAATCTTGATTGCCTTGATCCTTGCGCCGACTCCCCCAAAGCCCTCGCCGCACAGCATCAGCACAGCGCCTGACTTAGTCACCTCCCTCCCCATCCATGATCTGCCTGTCGCTATCGCCTCGGCAATATCCAAGGCCACAAAGCTCTTGAATGAGCCTGGCGGCCCATACAGCGCCGAGAACGAACCCGCCACTAGCACCCCCTCAATCAGCCACTCAACCGGCTCATCCTGTATGGAGTCCCAATGCTCAATCTTTATCGTCTTAACGGGTTTGGGTTTGTCTGCCTGCTTTGGCGGGTCAGGTGCAAACTCCTTGGCGATGTCCTCTGCTGGCGCAACTGTCGCCACCATGTCTACACTTGGCGGTATTTGTTGCATCCCCTGCAATCTTTCGGGTATCGTTACATCATCGACACTAGTGATCTTTGGCGCTGCCTTGACTAAGGCTGCCAGCTCTGCTCTGCCGCCGCCTGCCTCAATGAACTCGTAGGCGTCATCTCCTTGCCCTTGCAGTCCGAGGTCAACGACCTTGACCGCCTTGGCAATTGGCAATATAGCTTCGGCTGCCTTGCGTGCGTATGACCAGCCCGAAAGATCGTTGTCTGGCAGGATGACTACATTAGCGCCAGCAAAGTATTCTGTGATGGCCTCCGGCCAATGTCCTGCGCCACTGTGAGCTGTTGTGGCGGCGACTCCAAGACTCATCAGCGCGTCTACGGCTTTCTCGCCTTCGGCGAGGTAGATGATGCGTCCTGCGGTTTTAGCGTCCAGCAAGTCGGGTAGCTTATATGGGACTATGCGTGCGTCACCCAGCGTAGGGTAGCGCTTGCCGTCACTGTCTACCTTGTAGAGCCTATAAGTCTTTCCAGACTCCCCTACGCGTAGCCTGTGCTTAACGAATACTGTGACACGGTCTTCGTCCTGATACTGCCATTCTTGTTGGAATTCGATCTTTGGAAGAGGCTTGATGTTGGCTAAAGGGTCGGGGCGTTCTTCTAATTCGGGTAAGAGGTTGCGATCCCTGATCGTTTGGAATACCGATTCTTGAGTACAGCCACCATGACAGTGGAATAGTGGCTTGCCCTCATCGTCTATATGTACTGACAGTGATGGATTCTTGTCGCCGTTGCCTTTGCCATGTGATGGTACTGGGCATGACGCTACCCATTGGCCATTGGCTCTCTTGGCGTTGCCCAAGCTCTTGGCTATCTGTTCTGCTTGCATATTGCCTCTACTTGTTCTATGCGTTGCCCAATCCACGCCATGACAGGTACTGCCATGCTATTGCCCAATGCTTTGTAGCGCGGACCATCAGGCGTAGGTTTGTTTTTGCTTTTGATGTCGGTGTAGTTATCGCCAAAGCCTTGGAGTCTCTCGCATTCAACAGGGGTTAATCTTCTGACGGCCATGGATTGCACCATGACATTCTCACCACCATTGTTCCTGCCTTGTGCAAATGCAATGTCCGAAACGCATGGGTCTTGTATGCCGTGAACTATGGTGGGTTGCGCCACCGCGTGGCTATGCCCCTTGGTCAGTGTGTAACTAGGTGCTCCGGGTACAAAGTCACCCATACTGTGCTTGTCGCCTCTGCCAACATGATTCATGGTGTCTATGGGGATTGCTTGAGCCACACCATGCACACCTGTGGCGTTGAGCGTGTACATCGGACCGCCATCAGTAAACCCATCGCCGTTACCGCCATTCTGCGGTTGCCGTCCAATGGTGTTTTCTGCAATGGCAATAGGTTGCATTGGTGCATCAGGTATAAAAAATGCCTCTGCATTACCAATCATTTGATTATTTACTTGTTTGGCTAATTCGCATCCAATTGTTGGGCTACATTCTGCAATGCCTTTTCCAGCATGGATGGAAGCACCTTGCCTCTTTTCTCTGCTCGGCGCAGGATGCCCTTGCAGGCTGTGGCGCTCAAAAAGAACCGCTGCGGCAAGTCGCCAATCTCCAAGGTATCCGACAACGAACACACGGCGGCGGCGCTGTGCCACTCCAAAATACTGAGCGTCAAGCACCCTGTATGCGAACCCATACCCGCATTCTGCCAACCCTCCGAGGAAGCTGCCAAAGTCCCGTCCTCCATTGGAGGACAAAACGCCGGGGACGTTCTCCCAGACCAACCAGTTGGGGCGATATCGTTTAGCAATGGCAAGATAGGTAAGCATGAGGTTGCCACGAGGGTCATCCAATCCTTTTCTGAGTCCTGCGATTGAGAATGACTGGCAGGGAGTTCCTCCAACGAGAACATCGACATCTGAGACATTTGTCCATTCCTTAAATTTGGTCATGTCGCCAAGGTTTGGCGTGTGTGGGTAATGATGTGCAAGCACTTCTGAAGGGAATTTTTCGATTTCCGAATACGCTACTGCCTCCCATCCAAGGGGATGCCATGCTACTGTTGCCGCCTCAATACCACTGCATAGTGAGAGATATTTCATGTTGTATTTTTTTAGAGGAAAAAAAAGCCGAGGCTGTTACACCTCGGCACTTACTTGCTACTACTTAAAACATTTCGTCATCTTCAACGGCGGCAGCCATCACTGTCTTTGCAGGCGCGGGAGCTGGTGCAGCAACAGCCTTTGGTGCTGGCGCTGGAGCCACCACTGCCTGTGCCACATACTCCTCATCGCTTTGCCCCATACCGGCAGGCTTGTCAATCCACGACACAATGGTGAAGTTGGGGATGCGTGTTGTGCCTTTGCCGATCTTCTCTAGCCTGCTGCCGGTGTACTCAAGTACAGGCATCTTGCCTGCATTGGCGGCACGTTGTCCAGCACACTCGGTGTAGAGCTTTTGAAGTCCCATGTTCGGTCCTACGCCTGATGAACTCCACTCGCAAGTCCCGATCTCTTTGTTGTAGAACGTGACGATAAAACCGCGTTTGTGGTCGGGTGTAGGCTGTGCGCCTTTCTTACCCAACTCAGAATCGGGTTGCCAGTCGCGTATGCCGACACCTAATTGGAGCCAGCCTGTCTGCACACCATCGATGTCAAAGACTATTTTTTTTAGCTGGATTTCCTCGCCGAGGTTATTTGTCCAAGAATTTGCTTGTGGGCTAAATCGGATGTAGTTACCATTACCGCCGCCAGATGAGAGATTTAACATTTTGCGTTTCGCTTTCTTGAGTTAAGGGAGAACATTATTGACTTAAGCCACGATCTCTCGCAAGCGTAAGTCCACTTGATACCTTAGCCGTCAATGCGTCCAAGATAACTCTTTGTTCCTTTAGCAATAGCTTTTCAGCCGCCGTAGGAGAAATCAATTCAGTTTCAAATATTTGTGAGTCTGTAAGTCCAGCGTCAGTTAATGCCTGACGCGCTGCTGTTGAGTCAATCCATTTGCGGGAAGCGCGTTTGGGTTGTAGCTGCCAGCCTGGTACGACTGCGCCACCTTCCATCTGCTTGGTGGCGTGTTCTTTGACTGCATCAATGAACTTCTCCACCATGGGTGCGCGATCCAATATGGCGCTGATCTGTTCGGGCGAGAGAGACAACATCACCTGAAAGATGTCATCCTTAGACATGGTGGTGATGTCAGGCTGCGCCGCCACGATGTCGAACTGCTCCTTTTGTGCAGGACATATGTGCTTGGCGGGACACCACTGGCAGGCTGACTCTGATGGATTAAATGTGGGCTTATCGCTAATAGCGTCATCAATGGCGGGAAGAAGCACTTGTGTCTCCCAAACACCCAACTCATCAGCAGTCATGCGGTGTACGCGCCTCTCACCATGGTGCGGCTGGATGATCTGAAACTCTATTTCTTTGGGCTGCAATATCTTCGAGGCCATGGCAGCCAATGCGTATATTTTTAATTGCTCACTATCTGCATCCACATAGCCGCGTCCAGTTTTCAAGTCTGCGATGGTGAGTTTCTTTGTGATGTTTGAGAACCCAAGTACATCGGCTGTACCTTGCAGCAGCACATCGTAGGTGTGGTAAAGCTTGACATCAGCCT